GTGCAAACAGTCCTGAGGTATCTCCAGTGACCAATGCGTTCAACAGGCTGCCACCGGGCAGTCCCGATGCCGCAACTTTCCTTCCACGGTCCAGGCGCTCACGCCCCTCCATCTCCTCGGCAATGCGCAACACAAGCTTCAGCTGGAGCGAAGCAGCCTCACGCAGGCTCCTATTCCGTTCCACCATACTCTTTGATTCATCCCGCGCAAACTCGCGAGCCTTGCTGATTGATGCGCCAAAACTGGCTTCTGCGGCGTCGAGTGATTGCGGTAAAACACCGACAGCTTGAGCAATCGCCCTTCCCATCGCACCGGCAGCCTGCGCGACGGCGTACATGCCAATGGCAAGCAATCCACCGCGCCCAAGCCACTTCCCCATTCTCCCAAAGGCCGAAGTACCCGCCACTGTCGCGGTGTTCAGCGATGTCACCGCAGTGGCGGCAGATGCAGCGGCCACCCTGGTTGTTGCGAATCCAGAGTTGAGCAATGCGAGTGCAACACCCACCCCCTTGACAGTTGTACCCAGTGTAAACAGCACGGCCCCAAGGGCCGCAACCTTCACAGCGAGTCCAATTGTGGAACGAACCAACGCGCCGTTCCTGCGGATCCACTCCACAATTGCTTTGGTATTCTTGACGATTGCTCCCGACCAATCCGTCACCACGGGCGCAAGTTCTTCACCGAGCGCCACAGCAACTGCCCTGATGGCTTCGCGGGCCTGGCCCATAGACATATCCAGACCGCTTCCAAACCGCTCGAACGCCCTGTTGGTCGCGCCAGCACTATTGCCCATGGCATCCAGATCACCAGCGAATCCACCAAGATCCTTCAGCGCAGGCAACACACCCCGCAGCGCCCGAATGTTCGGGAACACACTGGAAAGTTCGTCGAGATCCACACCGGCCAGCTTGCGAAGGGCACCCAGGAGGCCGTCCGCCTGCAGCGCGCTGCCTGACAGCTCTAACCCAAACTCCTCCGCAGCCGCCTTGGAGTCATCGGTTGCACTGACAAAGGCGCTAATCACCGAGTTGATCGCCGTCATGGCAATTTCGGTCGATACACCATTTCGCGTCAACACAGCAACGGTTGCGCCGAGTTCATCGAGTGACACACCAGCTGACGCCGCCAAGGATGCCGTCTTGCCGATGTTCGGAGCGAGTTGCTCAAACGTCGTCTTTCCGCGTTTGACAACCGTAAACAGCTTATCGCTCACAATTGCTGCCTTGTCCGCGCTCATACCGTAACTGTTCAGGACAGTTGTGATCGCATCGGCAGCCACCTTGGTGTCAGTCATCCCCGCCCGTGCAGCCATGGCCGATACACGGAGGGTATCAAGCGCCTTCGAGGGTGCAATAGACGCCGACAAGATGTCATAGAGACCACCTGCGAGCGTCTCTGTGGACTCGCCGAACCCAACGGCCATGTCCTTGATGCCCTGGTTGAACCCGGCCATGTGCCGGGTTGGCTCGTCGAGCATGGTCGATACGTTCGCCATGGACTTTTCAAACCGCGAGAACTCGCGGATACCGATGGCAATTGGCGCGCCCAGGCCAGCCGCCAGTCCCATCATGCTCTTGCCCAGTGTCTGCATCTGCCGACCAACACGTTGGGTGGTGCGGCTGAACTTGCGGATCCTGGCCTGGCCGCGATCAAGACCAGCCACAAGGCCCTTGATGTTTGCCCCTACATTGATCCACAGATTACCAATCGTCGCCATCAGTTCGCCGCCTCACCACCCGTCAACCCGACGAGTTGCATCAGTTGTGTGCGAATGTCGTCCTGGCTTTGCTGTTCGGTTCCGGCGAACGGCAAGAAGTCTTGTACGGTGAACGCCCTCCCACCCTTGGCGCGATTGACATTGGCGATTGTGCTCGCAATGACGGCAGCCTGAACGTCACCACGCACATGCGTGAACGGGGCCTCGCGTTCAAGCGCCATGTATTCGGCAATCGTGCGACTATCTATGCGTTTGAGCATTTCGTCCACCGGAATCCCCAGCGCCAGACTCAAGCGCAAATAGAACGCTCTCGTCGGACGCTCCCTCAGTTTCCCTGGAGTTCCTCCACATCCTCATTCGTAAATGCGTTTATCCGCAGGGCTGCGGTAAACACACGATCGAGCGCCGCTGCGCTCTTGTCACCGAGGACACCAACATCCTTCGCGGTGAACATCTGTGAACCATCCTTGTTTCGCACAGCGAGGGCGACCATCTTTGCGCGGATGTTCGTCATGGAGTTTTTTCCAGACGCCATAGCCGCCTCGAACTCGTCGCGCTGCTTTCCGGTGATGTTGCCGACCAGCACGTCGCCGCCCCACTCGGGGACGGCAACGCACTGTGTCTTCGCATCGTCGGCAGAAAGGATGTCGTCGCGGTTCAGGATGCCCATATCAGGCCGGTGCTGTCAGTGTGACTTGACCATCCACCTTGATCGTGACACTTGCCGTGACAACGCTATCCATCGTGGCGTTGACATCAAACGATGTCACAAAGCCGTTGCCAGAGAACTTCGTACCAGAAGACCCACCCGTATCGGATAGTTCGATTTCCCAGGCGACAGCTGTTGTGGAACCAGCACTCGCGAATGTCTCCATGACATCCTCCTGGCCTTCACTGGTGGTTCCGTAACTCGCCATCTGCACTTCACAGGTCATCTCGGCTTCGTACAACGCGGCTGCGTTGAAGTCTTTGGCGCCAGGCGTAGCGAGGTTAGAGAACTCGATTGTGTCTCGGCTGTGACTGATGGACAGGCTCGTCACCTGACCAACGGTGTTCGTTGCAATCTTCAGGACTGCACCTTCGGAAACAATGGTTGCCATCGTCTATTTCCCCCCGGCTATGAAGCCGAATATAGTTTCACTGAAACGGACACAGCCTTTGGGGCAGTATCGCTGCCGTCTTGCGGTGTCAACTCAACATCTGTAGATGATCGGTGATGCACATAGAGCACCGTCATGGTGTCCGCCCCGCTTGGAGTAACGTCGCCATTGAACGTGGAGAGCGCGGACCGCGCCTTTTCGGCAAGATCCTTGACCGTGCCATATGTATCAGCGAGGCACAAAACCTCGAACTCGTCCGCCTTGCACGCAGATCCAGAGAGGTGCGGAACTGGCTCACTGGTGTCGAGTGAGTAGATAATCGCAGGAAGGCTTGCGCCCTTGGGTACGGAGTGCGGGTATACGCGCGTACTCACCACACCAGATACCCCGGCATCATCGAGCAGGATCTTACGGATGACCTGTTCCGCGTAGACGCTCACGCCTTCTTGCTCCTACTCTTTCGTTTCTTCATGAAGTGGTCGCGGAGTGCCTTGCGGAATGTGCGGGGTACGGCGGTCTTGTTCTCATCGAAGGCGGGCTGCATGAACGGTCCCTTGGGCATTCGCCCGAATGATTGCCCGGCAACCGTGACATACGTTCGCCCTGGTGTCTTGTGGGTCCACCCCCGTGGTGCAAACCGCTCACCCGTCCCGAACTCCACCAGGTGTGCGTGCGGTGCGCCACGCTTGCCCCTCTGCTGGACATACAACTTACCAGTAGCAATCCCACGGGCCTCGTCGACGGTTACTCGCCTTGAAATCGCACCGCGCAACTGCCCCGTACCAGTTGGGGTATAAACCCGCCGACGTGCATCATCGCGCATCTCAGAGAGTGCCTTGTTCATCGCTTTCTTTATGACCTTTGTGCGCGCATCCGATGACAACCGCTTGAGCATCACATCAATCTCACGAAGTCCCGTGACCGACACAGTGATTCCAGATTTTCCCCTTGGGGTGCCGACCTTTGTGCCGCCGCGTGCCTGGCCCCCATAGAACCTCTCTGCACTCATCAACCAACCTCCGTGCAGAGCAGCTCGAGCATCTGGTCTTGCTCGTTGGGATTGATGACGCTGTTGACGTGGAGGTATCGAGAGCCGAACTTGACCCGCTCTGTGGTGCTGACATCACTTCGGTGTCGCATCAGTACACGGTGACTCGTGAACGTCTTTGCTTGTTCATTCTCCATGCGCTCGGTGCTGTTCGTTGGTTCCACGGCAGCCCAGACGGTCGCCACATCGGACCAGGCGTTGGTGATTTCCCCAAACGCCGAGGCAGATCCTGTCGGTGTCTGCACGGTTACACGATGTCGCAGCCTTCCTGCACGCATCAACAGACCTCCGGTACCTTGACCTGGTTGACCAATGCCTCAACGGTCCAGGGTAGGGTGGTATGTCGTCCACAGAACACCACCGCTTCGCGGTTCTCGAACCAGTGCCCGACGAGTTGTAAGGCCGCAACCTTCGCGGCATCAGGAACACTGGCCGCGTCGTCGTATCCCGCGTCATAGAC